TGATCATACTGCCTGTCTGCCTGAGCAAAGAGCTGTGTACGAATCTTAGATCCTTTAATCCATTCACCAAATTTAGGGTCTTGCAAAATTGCTTGCATGTCGGGATGACGTTGTTGCAAAGCGCTTAATGCGTTAGACTTCTGGTACTGCTGTGTTTGAGCTTCAGCAGCTTTGATGGAAGGATGATTCTTAATAGCTCTCTCGACTGCCTTGTCGGGATCAGAGAAAAAATCTATTTCTTCTTCGGGTTCTTGGGTTGCTTTTGGTGCGTCGAGTTGTGTCTGAATGTAGCTATCAACAACAGAACGTAATTCCCCTACTTCTGAGCTTTGTCTGCCAAGGAGCTTTTCAGCCTCTTGATGCATCCGTACAATTTCTGTAACGCTCTTTCCTTGGTACTTCTCGGGAATTTCTTCTTCTTGAGGAGTTGTCTCTTCTGGAGCTTCCTCTTGTTTCATTTCTTCGTTGTTAATATCTTCGTCGTCAAGACGCTCGTCAATTAATGTTGCCATTATTAAACTCCGTGAGTATTCTCATTATGGAGGTGTATTGTGTAGAAGGCTTCTTTGTTAAGAGTTGGCCTTCCGTTCTTGCTTCAGTTTCTGTTCGCGCTGCCTAACCCACTTCGCAGTAGCACCCATGAAATCACCAGAAATAGGATCAAGGGCAGAACGTACAGGAGATTGAATTCTTTTAGCTATCTTTTGACAGTGTGGACAAGGAATTTCCCTAGTGTCCGAAGAGACTAGGCGTTCCTCTATGTGTCCACCTGAACATTCAAAATCAAATAACAAAGCCATTATTCAGCGTCGTCTTCTTCATTTGCTTGTTCTTCTGCTGCCGTGATTTGAGATTCTAAGTTGACCAAGTTAGCTATAACTGACAATTGACCTTTACGGAAGTACAAATCATTGCTATCTTTAGTGGCCTCAACTGAGTTTACAATACTAGCATTTCCTACTAGATCTTCTAAAAGCTGTTTCCAGCCTGTTGACATAAATAAGTCGTGGTAGTTGTTATAATACTTCTCAAGTTCTGGGTCTATCATACTGTTTCTCCATTAGGACAGTTATTTTATATGTGCTTACATTATACCACATTATTGATACAATGTCAAGCTTTATTTTCTCTTTTTACCTGCTTTTTGCAAGGCGATAGCAACAGCCTGCTTCTGGGGCTTACCTTCCTTCTTGAGAGTCTTGATGTTCTTGGACACTGTTTTCTGTCCACTGCCTTTCTTCAACGGCATTATCATTCTCCTTCTTTTTAAAGATGTTATCCCAGTTGTCAGCAAACTTGTTAAAGTCTGTCTTACGCTGTGTGCTACCCTTGCCGCCGTGTGTCTGCCCCTGCATTACTTCTTAGGCTTCTTAGCTTTGTCTTTCTTCAGAGCTGCAATAGCTGCCTTAGCTTGCTTGTCAGTCATTGGCATTGAGCGAGCACGCTTTGGCTTTACTGCTTCTTTCTTTTTAGCTGGTCGTCCTACTTTAGATCCGTATGTTCCGGCACCTTGTGGCATAAATCTCTCCTGTTGTTTATAGTTAAAATGTTACATATAATATACATTGTATCGTAAAGTGTACATTTATTGCGTTTTTCTGTACATATAAGTGTACTACCACTTCTCTTTGTCGGCCCAATAAGCCGCTGACATCTTACCTTTAGCTATATTCTTGCCGTGTCTAGCTTTAAAACTAGCTCTTTTAGCTTTCATACGGTCAGATTCACCCGCTTTGGGTTTGCCTGCTGTCGATGCCCCTTGCTCTCCAAATCGGATGGTCTTGATTTGATCACCCTGCTTCGCCACAACAACGTGGCTTTTCTTGGGGTGACTAGGGGTTCGCTTTGGCTTGTTATACGCACTGACTCCTGCTCTAGCTAGCCTTGGATCCTTTTTTACTGGCATCTTTAACCTCTTCTTTTGCTTTAGCTTCTAGTTTCTCTAGGCGTTTAAACAGTTGTGCAAACTGCTCGTTAACTTGGTTAACTACGTTCTCTAAATCTCTATTGCTGATCATAATGTGTTATCGCCTTGTGGTTCAAAGGTTGTTTGAGGTGCCGGAGCTGCTGGCGGTGTTTTTTCTTTATTGTTTCCTTCTTTGACTGCTATCTCACGCTCTTTCAAAAGCTGTTCTGAAATCTTCAGACGACGCTCAAACTCTTTGTCATCTGCGCTGCCAGCTTGTAAGTTAACAGTAGCAGCCTTGATACGATCAATCTCCAGCTCCATTGGGATAGCCTGAGCTTCTGCTGTAATCTTCTGTGCGCGTGCTTGTGACTCTGTTGCTTGACCATTAAGTGCAGCAGTCTGTGAAGCTTGGAACTGCAACTGTGCCTGCTGTGCTGCTTGTTGAGCCTGCTGTGCTTCTGGGTTAGGCTGGTTAGCTTGTTCAAGAACTTGTACCAACTCTTCACGATTAGACAGGTTCATGTTATCAATGATAGACATAACCAACTTAGGATACATTGGGGTATCTGGTGACATAGTTTGTAGCAACTGCACAAGCTGTGTTACTTCATACTCACGAGCAACAATGCCCAGAGAGCTAGAAGTATGGAACTTGTAATCAGCTACTGGGTACATCTCTG